AGCGAGGGCGGCGGCCTTTGGGCGATTTGGGTTCTCCGCCAGCGCTAACGGGCGCGGCGGAAGTGGACCTGAGAAGAACTGGCTTCTGACTGCGACCAGAGCCATGTGTGTGCGTGCCCGAGCAAGGGAGCGGGCAGGCATGAGACGCAACCGATCATCACGGTCCAGTCGAAGCCTGGCGGACGAGCTCGCTGAGCTCCATAGGCTCGACCTCGCCGCCCTCAAGCAACGCTGGCGCGCGCTCTACCGTAACAAGGCGCCGGTCCACATCGGTCAGGCGCTCTTGCTTCACGCCGTGGCCTACCGGCTGCAGGAGACCATACTCGGCGGCCTCAAGCGCTCCATGCGCCGGCTGCTCGAGCGGGTCGCCGAAGACAACGTCCGTCTGCGGCCCGCAACTGAAACGCCCAGGATCACGCCGGGCACGGTACTGATTCGGGAGTGGCACGGAGTCAGCCACAGAGTGACGGTGCTCAAGGATGGCGTGCTGCTGCGCGGCGCGCGCTACCGCTCGCTGTCGGAGGTGGCGCGCAAGATAACCGGGAGCCGCTGGTCCGGACCGCGGTTCTTCGGGCTGAGAGCACCCGCCAAGGGGCGCGAGCATGGAACCCGCTAAGCCGCCCCTACTCAGGCGCTGCGCCATCTACACCCGCAAGTCATCCGAGGAGGGGCTGGAGCAGAACTTCAATTCGCTTCACGCCCAGCGCGAGGCGTGCGAGGCGTTCATCAAAAGCCAGGCGAGTGAGAGCTGGCGACTGGTCAAGACGCATTACGATGACGGCGGATTCTCGGGCGCGAGCATGGAGCGCCCGGCGCTCCAGCGCCTGCTCGGCGATATCCGCAAGGGACTGATCGAAGTGGTCCTGGTCTATAAGGTTGACCGGCTGACCCGCTCGCTCGCCGACTTCGCCAAAATAGTTGAGCTGTTCGACGCGCATCAGGTGTCGTTTGTCGCAGTGACGCAACAGTTCAATACGACTAGCTCGATGGGGCGACTCACCCTTAACGTGCTGCTCTCGTTCGCACAGTTTGAGCGCGAGGTGGCCGGAGAACGAGTTCGCGACAAGATCGCCGCCTCCAAAGCCCGGGGTCTGTGGATGGGTGGAGTGGTGCCGCTCGGTTACGACTTACGTGAGCGGCGCCTGGTCATCAATCAGGCCGAAGCGGAACTGGTGCGGCAGATCTATCGGTGCTATCTGGAGCTGGGCTCGGTGCGGCTACTTAAGGACGAGCTCGACCGGCGCGGAATGGTCTCCAAGCTTCGCAGCTCGGGTCACGCAGCACGACCGAAGGGATATCCGTTCTCGCGCGGTGCGCTCTACGCGGTGCTCTCCAGTCCACTCTATATAGGTGAGGTCGGTCATCGCGGTGTGCGCTATCCGGGACAGCACCAGGCCATTGTTGACCGGGAGTTATGGGATAAGGTGCAACAGCATCTGCTTGCGCGGGCGCGGCGGCGCCGGCTGCACGTGGTGAAGGTCGAGCCCAGCCCGCTGCTCGGAAAGCTGTTTGACGCCTCTGGCACAGGTTTGACGCCAAGCCATGCGCGCAAGGGTGAGCGCCGGTACCGCTACTATGTCTCCCGCGGGCTGACCATCGGCCCCGCGCACCGGGTCCCCGACGGTTGGCGGTTCCCAGCCCCAGAGATTGAACGAACGGTGGCCGCTGGCGCTCAGCAAGTGCTGAACGATGAGCCGGCGATAGCGACCGCAGTCGAGGATGCCGGTGTGGCCGCGCATCGGATCCCTTCGGTCCTAGAGACCACCCGCGCTTGGAGTGGCAAGCTCAGCTCAAGCAGCGAGGCTGCGGCGGCGCTCGCGGCGCTGGTGCATCGGGTCGAGCTCAGCCGCGACGGACTGCGCCTCTCACTCAAGGTGCCCATGCCAGAGACGCCTGACGCTGTGGGCGGTACGCCGTGGCCGAACGCGATCGTCACGCGCTTCGTCCCACTGCAGCTTAAGCGGCGCGGCGTGGAATTGCATTTGGTGATACCGGGCGTTCACCCGCAGATGCCCAAAGTCGATCTTGCCCTGCTCAAGGCGATTGGCCGCGCGCGCCGGTGGTTTGACCAGCTGGTCACGGGGCGGGCCTCATCGCTCGCCGCAATTGCGGCCCAAGAGGCGGTGAGCGTGCGCTACGTTGGACGCCTCATTCGGTTGGCGTTCCTGGCCCCGTCCATCGTCGAGTTGATTGCGCAAGGACGCCAGCCCGCTGAGCTCACCGCCGAGATGCTGACCCGGCGTGCGATCCTGCCGCCTGAGTGGCAAGCGCAGAAGCACCTGCTGGCCCTGTAATCGTTCGCCCATCCCGTGGGCTGCTGTTTCAGAAGGTCATGCCGTTCTTCTGCGCACACTCGTAACATGCCTGGCCTCGTGCATCGCTAATCGACCGGTTGTCCAGGAGACTCTCGCCACAGAATACACAGAATCCGGCTACGCGAAGATGCCAGTAAATTTCTTGATCGCTCATTCCGGGAAATCGTTCACGCATTTTCTGTAATACATTCTGGCTTGCACCCACTCCAGCCAGCTTCCGTGGCGGAAGTGGTTTAAGCCAACTTTGAACCTCCTCGACGGTGGTACCCGCTTCCGCTGCGATCGTATTCAGAGGTACGCCCTCGCGGTGTTTTTTACGGGCTGCCTCCTGCCGGTAATAACCGATGATCCCCGGTTCAGCCGGCGCCAGGTTGATCCAGGCAAACACTTGCGAGGTCGAGTCGGCGTGATCGGAGTGCTTGGCGTTGGGGAAGGTGATGAGCTCATGAATGTAGTCCGGCAGCCATGGCGCCTCGCGCGGCAGGAAGACGAAGCCATTCTCGATGGTTGCGGTCTGGGCGTGGAGGCGCATTACCTTGTCATGCTCGGGCTTACAGGCTTTGACCGAATGCAACCCATCTCGGATCAGTTCCTGTATAAGCTGGGTACCGGAGGCCTGATCTTCGATGAGGACGACCGTCGCGCCGTAGGTGCGCGCTTGTGAGACCACCGCGCGCTTGAGATCGGGATATTCCATGCGCTGGCGAAGAACGTGTAGCAAGTAGATGCTTGATCCCTTTATTCCCCAGGTGGTGCACACGCTATACGCGTTGAGCTCGCTGACCTTGTTGGCCGTGTCCCAGCTCTGCACGACTTGGTCGAAGCGCTCGGGCCGGTCGTCGGGCCCGTAGGTTTTGAACCACTCCTTTTTGACAAGACCGCCGCCGGCCGGGGCCGGCGCCTGCTGATATTGACCGGCGAAATTGTAGTCGCCGAGCGTGCGGCGAATGTTTTCTATGGTCTGGCGCGACTCGCGTGCGGGATGCAGAAGCTCGCCCGCGGCGCGCGTGAAGTGGCGGCGACCGTAAGGAGTTTCGACCAGGTGCGATTCGTCGCGCTCGGCGATGGCCGGAAAGCATACGAGCTCCCAATCCTCTAGCTCCAGCACGTGGCCCACCAGGTCGTCCTCATGCAAGCGCTGCATGATCAAGATGATGCAATCATCTTGCTTATTGTTGAGCCGGCTATACAGCGTGCGGTCGTACCATTCGTTGACGGCATTTCGCTGGGTATCGGACAGTGCTTCATCCGGTTTGAGCGGGTCGTCGATGATGGCCAAGTCCGCCCCAAAGCCAGTAATGGGTCCGCCGATGGAGGTAGCAAAGCGGCAGCCCTCTTCCTTGGTTACGAACTCCTGCACCGATTGCCGCTTGCTCGAAAGACGTGTGCCGAAGGTGGCCTTATACCAATTGCTCGTCATCACGCTGCGGCAGTCGCGCGCCAGTTTGTCCGAGAGGTCCTGCGCGTAGCTGACGCACATAATCTTCGCCGCCGGGTTGTGGCTCAGACACCAGGCCGGCAGTGCTATAGAGCCGCACAGCGATTTGAGGTGGCGGGGTGGGATGTTGATGATGAGGCGGCGAATCTTGCCTTGCCGACAGGCCTCCAGCTTGGCCGCCATTACCTCGATGTGCCAGTTCGGCAGAAAGTCCGTGTGCGGATTGAGCTGTAGGAAACAGCGCTCAATGAAGGCGTAGAAGTCCAGGCGCAGCAGCGCGTGATATTCATCCGGTGTGAGTTCCGTTCTTGAGTTCATCTTCTCCCCCTGCTTGTGCTGCACGCCGCAGCCGCTCCTGAATCTGGCGCATCACCTGCTGGTCGGCCTCGTCTATAGCCGCCGTCGCGGATGAAGCGGCGCGAGTCTCGAGCAGTCGGATCTCCTCCAGCATGAGTTGAGCAGACGCCGATCCCCGGATAGAGCCTTGTTAACCAGGTGTTTGACCATGGCCTCCTGCTTGGTAATCGATCGGCGTCGGCCGTTTTCGGTGACTACCACTCGCTGCCGGAGCTCCTTCTCGAGCAGCGTCGCAAGATTCCTCGAGCCCTTAGGGCGTCCCCCGGGGTTCCCGGATTCGCCTCTTTTAAAGCGGGTCCGGTGCGGCGGTTTTTTGTAACCGACTTCATATTCCGAGTGTTCACGCGGCATTGCCCTTGTGTTCCTCCCTCTCGAATTCGTCGAATGACTGACCTCTCGCGGCATGTCGTGCGTGATCGCCCGTAAACGCCTGCCAGCGGCGAACGACGGTGTCGACGTACAGCGGATCGAGTTCGAGCCCGTAGCAGCGTCGGCCTACCCGCTCCGCGGCGATCACCGAAGTGCCACTGCCGAGAAAGGGATCGAGTACGACTTCACCCCTCGCGGTGCAGTCCAGGATAGCGTCGGCAACCATGGCCACCGGTTTGACGGTAGGGTGCAGAGTCAGCAGGTTGCCCTCGTCGGTTTGTCTGGCGAAAGAGTTGGCACCGGGATAGCGCCAAACGTTGCTGCGGTTGCGGCCGTACTGACCGAGCTGCACGTTGTTGCGATGAGCTGCACGCCCGTACTTGAACACAAACACCAGTTCGTGCTGGCTGCGGTAGAGCGAGCCCATGCCACAGTTGTCCTTGGTCCACACGCACACGTTCTTCAGCTCGGTGTAGGCCTCGCGGCCGGCCGCGAGCAGCTCACCCATGTGTCGCCAATCCATGCAAATGAAATGGAGCGAACCCTCGGCGATGTGACGGGCAAGCATTGAGCAGGTCCGGC